CCGGGAGTGGTTACACTGTATATGTACCCTCAACTTCAGCACCGTTGCTTCGGCGTAATTCGGGTTGCAAGTGGGGTAATGTAGAGCTAGCGGGTTGGATACCCGTTTAACCGGAACTCCAGTAGGAGACTAGGCAGCGGACGTCATTAAGCGGGACGCCGTAAGTCTGGGGCTATACATATAACTACCCACACTATAATGGTGTCCCTTTCTTACATGGCCAGGGACGGCATACAAGTTAAGTAGTGACTGACTACATCGATGAACTTCCAAGTTCTCTGTTTACTCGCCCACCTATATCACAGGGGGTAGGGGACACAGAGAGGGGAGGCCATATCTGGTCCGCTTACGTCCAAAGTAGATAAATGAGACAAGGAAGCCTATGACTAAAAAAGAGAAGCAGAGACTGATTGACAGAGAGTTTGCAAAGTTACAGGGGGTGCCGCAGTTGGCTAAATATGGACAGGGGTTCTGTCTTAAGTTAGCACGACGCAATGTTGATAGACAGATATCGAAAGGGCCTTGTTACTGTGGTACTTGTCATAAGTGTATCGGGTACAAGGATGCGTTTGAGGACAAAAAGAAGTCTGGACTGTGGGAAGGGCCCGGAAAAAGAGAATGGAGTCTTTGGCCTGCACCTGATTGGGCCACGATATTGAAGCGTTAGCACATATACACACATAAAACGTGGCAGGGTTGACACCCTATTTAGCCGGTCTTACACTAGTAGATGGAGCCAACTGCGCTCCCACTAGTGAAAGGTCGGCTTTTTTATGTTCAAATGTACTAAATGCGCACACAAGCTGACCGATACCAAAGGCTGTGTGTTCTGCCTCGACTTTAAGCAGAATTATCTTACCATCGTTGAAGATGATTTAGATATTAAGGCTGTTAAGGTGGGTAATAGAGGACTCAGAGCCGCGTCTAATGACCTGGCAAAGCTCGAGGTTGCTCTTAACGATAAGAAAGAGTATGACCCACTCCTCAGCAGAGAACTGCAGGTAGTCATCAAGAACATCACGATGCTTATGGAAGTCATCCGCAAGCTCGAAAAGACCGATACTAGCGAAGAGAAAGAGACTACCTTCACCGAACAGAAGGCAATCTTCATCGAATGGCTCGACAATCTCCCCATTATGTTAAGGGCCGACGTCTTAAGAGTGGTGCAGGCTGAGTTTAAAGACACTGGAATGCAGATAGCAGGCAACTAAATGAGTGAATTAGTAATCCGCAAAGCAGTGGAGTCGGATACCACCTTCATAATGGACTCGTGGATGCGCAGTTATCGGAAGAGTCCGGACTGCAATCTACCCGATGACTTATTTTTCCCCGCGTATCGCGCTGTAGCAACACTATTGCTCCGAACGTGCACGGTGGAATGCATTGTTACCCCCGACAATACTGATGCCATCCTGGGTTACATAGTATACCAGCCTGGTGTGGTGCATTGGGTCTATATTAAGCGCGACTATAGAGAGAATGGACTGGCTTTCTTGCTGGTGAAGAGGGCACAGACTGAATCCGGCATAGTAATGACAATGACGACTCCTTTGGGACGCAAAAGACTGCGTTATCCAGTAAAAGCTAAGGTGCTTCGGAGTCTAATGAATAGTGAGCTGCGCAAGTAAAAGGAAAAAGCATGATTAAAGTTGAATATGTACTGTTTGCTGATGCAATTACGATGAAGATTCCCCGTGGCGACGATAGGGATTATTTTTCCCTCGCTTCGGGGCCCGATTTTAAGTCGAGTGAGGTTATCTGGTCTATTTCGGTTAACGACCGCCATTCCTATCTTGAGTTGAGTGCTACGGATGGCCGGTCTACTAAGAAGTGGATTGTGCCGACCACCAATGTGCGTTTCTACCGTCTTGATGATGTAGGCGTCTAAGGAGAATAAGCATGGCTGACAGCAAGGCTCTGTTCGGCAAACTAAAGAAGAAGCTGGCGGAGTCTGCCAAGCGATTTGACGGCGACGATTTACTGGTCAAGGCCGAGATTATCGCTAGCATGCGCTTTGGAAAGCAACAGGACCTAGCCAACGACCCCTCACGGTTTATTGGCGTAACTTGTGGTAGACGGTCGGGCAAGTCAACGGGTGCCCTAACAATAGCTTTGGAGCGATGCCTTCGCAAAGCCTACGCTAGCTGGTGCATTATTGGTCTGACTCGGCCGTCTATCAAAAGAATCTATTGGCGTACCTTAAAGAAGTTAAACCAGGACCTGGCGCTCAACCTCGAGTTTAACGAGACTGAACTGACTGTCACCTTTACTAACGGAGCTATCTTACAGTTCCTTGGTGCCGAGAATGCGTCGGAGATTGAAAAAATCCGTGGTAATGCTTATGATGGCGTTATCATCGATGAGTGCAAGTCGTTCTCCATTGTCGTTTTCGAGGAACTCATTGAGGATGTCATTCGGCCTGCTCTGTCTGACCGTCTTGGTTGCCTCATTCTTATTGGGACCCCGGGTAGACATCTCGGAGGCGCGTTCTTTAATGCAACGCATTTCCCGTCCCCACTAAACGACAATGGTCGTCCTCATAATGTGAGGTATGGCTCTAAAGAGTGGGCAAAGAAAGGCTTTGGATGGAGTTCGCACCATTGGGATGCACGAGACAACCATGCAATGCCTGGTATCTGGCTCGACTTCCTCAAGATTAAAGAGGATAAGGGTTGGAAAGACGAGACTCCTACTTGGTGTCGCGAGTATCTTGGGCTCTGGATTGCGGACCACTCTAATAGAGTATTCCGATATGACCCCGATAAGTGTGACTGGAATGAATCGGAGGGCCTGCCATTAGACCACGAGTGGAACTATGTAATGGGATTGGACCCTGGATTCGACGACGCTTTTGGCTTCGCAGTCCTTGCCTACTCAACTACGCACCCTGACTTATACGTTGTATACTCGTTTAAGCAGTCCGGACTCAATGTTACGGCCGCGGCTGCTATGATTAAAAGCATAGAGGCTGATTATGGCGGAATTGATGTTAAGGTTGGTGATCGTTCTGGTCTTGGCAAGATGGTGTTTGATGAATTGGCCACACAGCACGACATCTACATCGAACGAACAGAGAAAAAAGAGAAAGATGACCTCATCGAGTTAGTTAATGATGACCTCGATGCCGGACGTGTTAAGATTGAAAGGAGCTCGCCCCTTGCAGGAGAAATGGTTGAACATCGTTGGGACTACCGAAGTGGAAAGCGAGTCGAGTCGAGTAAAACGAAGAATGATGCATGTGATGCGTTTGTGTACGCTTTTCGCTGGTGTGAACATCGCCGATATCGTCCAAAACCTATCAAGACTGCCCAATACTCCGAAGAATGGTACGCCGAATTAGAGCGTGCCGAGATTGAGGCTGTTGAGAAGCGTCATACTGAAGTTGAGGATAAGCTTAATAAGGATTGGTGGTAACATTGTCGCCAAGTGAAGTCGAAGCCTATATTCTGGTAATGAAGAAACACGGTATCCAGAATCTTCAGGTTGAAGGTAACGGTGTCAAGTTGGTGGTTAGTGGTGTCTACGAAAACATCCAACCGCTAAAGGACGATATTGACGAAGGTTCAACTCGGAGAGCCCTGGATGAACTAGAGGATTAAACATGGAGCAGATGCTTTGGTGGGATGAGGAATTAGAGAAAGCCAAGTTAGCTTCTGCTGTATTCAGCGCTGTTGAGGACATCGAAAAGGACCAACAGGGAATACATGAGGCTAATGAACGGCATGCCAAGCTATATTCTGGTTACTCGCCACCTGGCCTAGGCTTCTCTACTCCGACTAGTCGTAGTGATTACAAGAAGTACGAAGTAACCAAGAATGTCGTAAAGAGTGTATGCGATACTGCGACCGCACTAATCGGCAAGACCCGACCTAAAGCTACCTTCTTAACTGACGGTGGCGATTGGGAGATGCAGCGCAAGGCTAAGTTACTTGACCAGGCTATAGTCGGCGCATTCGTCAAGACTAAGCTCTGGGGTAAGTGGCAGAAGGCATTCCGCGACGCTACTATCCTGGGTACTGCCTGCATGAAGCTGGTAGTTAAGGACGGTTTTGTTGATGCCGAGCGCACCCTGATTGACGAGATAATCGTTGATGAGAAGGAGTATGCTACTCGAGACGGAGACCCCTACAATGTCTACCAGGTTAAGGTCATTAATAAGGCGGTTCTCTGCAAGAAGTTCAAGGATAAGAAGTCGCACGAGCTCATTAAGAAGGCTAGTGGTAGCCATATGGGTCGTAAGTGGGCTAACTATCGCGCTGTTGCAGATGGTTACGTTGTTGTTATAGAGGCGTGGCATAGGGCTGCGGGTGGTGGCGAGGGAAGACACGTAATTAGTTTGGACAATGGTGTCCTTTTAGACGAGAAGTGGAAGTATGATTGGTTTCCTTTTATATTCTTTCATTGGAGCGAGCCTATGGCTGGCTTCTACGGGCAGGGACTGGCGGAGTTACTTTGTGGTAGACAGTCGAATATCAACCAGATATACCGATTCATTCGACGTGCCCAGGAACTTATCTTAGTACCGCGCGTGTTTGTTGATGCGGCCAACACCTTGATGAAGTTCCATCTCAACAACGAGATTGGTGCTGTCATCCCGACTAGAGGTGGAAAGCCGCCTGTATTCTACACTCCTCAGGCATTAACCGCGGAAATATATACGTGGTTAGACAACCTCGAAAAGGGAGGATACGACGAGGCTGGTGTTAGCATGATGTCTGCATCTAACAAGCTTCCTACTGGTATTGAAAGTGCACCAGCGCAAAGAGAGTATTCGTTTAAAGAGGGCCAGCGTTTTGCTCCGGTAAGCCAGCGATACGAGGATGCCTTCATCGAAACTAGTTGGAAGATGGTGCAACTCTACAGAGACATGCCTAAGGGTATTAAACTTTCGTTCTCCAACAATAAGTTCTTCAAGATGATTGAGTGGAAGGACGTAGATATGGAGAATGACCAGTATGAGATTCGGATTGAAGCCTCTAGCATCGATTCTCTTTCGCCAGCTTCGCGCACGCAGGCAGTTATCGAGTTATCGCAAACTGGCTGGATTGACAAAGCTGAAGGACGGAGATTACTTGGACATCCAGACCTGGTAAGGAGTGACCAACTCAACTCTGCAAGCATCGAGTATGCTGAGTGGATTGCAATGCAACTTACAGACGGGGTGCAAGCTATAGAGATTGCCCCTGACGGAGTCGCTGAAGATGTCATGGAGAACTATAAGCATGTTCGAGCGTCGTATCTTTTAGGCAAGCAGAATAAGCTGCCACAGGAGAGACTGGACCAGCATCTTATCTACCTAAAGTTAGCTGAGGAAGTACTGAATACTAAACCTCCGATGCAGGCTCCACCAATGGGCATAATGCCTGGACAGACTCAGTCTGGAATGCCTACTACTACCCCGGAAAGTCCAATGGGACCAGCAATGCCCCAGGACGCTAATATGTTGCCCCCTGTTGGGCCACCACAAGGATAAACGAATATGGACGATGAAAACGCTGATACTAAGACCGCCGAAGTTGTGACGGAAAGCAAGGAAACTGTTAATACCACAGTTGACCCCAAGTTAGTAGAGATGGAGAGCGAGCGTCAGAAGTTTAATGACGAACGTAAGGCGTGGCTTGCTGAAAAGACCGAATTAGAGGCACAGGCCAGTGCAGCTAAGGGCGTAAAGACAGTAGCCGGCATTGACGTTGATGAAGTTCTCGATGACCCATTTGCATTCTTTGGGCAGCACGGTGCAGATGAGGAGAAGGTATTTGAGTTAGCACAGAACATTTTCTTCCTCAAGTTCCCGGACAAGGCTCCAGCAGACTTTGATATGAAGCGCACCAAGCGACAGATGGAGCGCCAGTTAAAGAAGCTGGAAGATAAGACGGGGGATGTGGAGAAAAGGGTGGAAGAGTCCATCACTCAGAGGCAGCAGACTGAGTATAATAACAGGATTACCGCTGAGTTTAAGGCCGCTGCAGAGGCAATTACGGTTGACGGCGACGATTTGCCGTATACCAGAGCTTTCTTTGACAAGGATAGCGAGGATTACCGTGGTGCGCTGATTAATACGGCCGGAAACGTCGCGCGGGAACTGAAGCGAGTACCCACTACTAAGGAAGTTGCAGAAGCATTAGAGAAGTGGCTCGGCGCCAGATATGAGCGTTACAAGCCTAAGCAGGCCAATGCGAAGATTGAGGGTGACCTCAACAAAGTGGCAGGTAAAAGCGTGACCCTGTCAAATGATGATGTGCAAGTAGAGCGCCGGGCTCCAATGACTGCTGAAGAGCGGTATAAGAGAGCACTTGGCGTATTAGAGGGCAAGACTATTATCGAGCCCGTTCCGACTAAGAAAGGTTAAACATGCCTGTAGTTAATATGACTGCGATTGATGAGCTCGTTAAGGAGCTTTACCCGACTGGTGTTCCTGAGGATTTAGCTCTCAAGAAGCATACCCTTGCTCGTAAGGTTCGGAAGCAGTCTGGTTTCACTGGTGACCAGATGGTTGTGCCGATGCTTTACGACTTCCCTGGTGGTCGCTCGGCTAGTATCTCGGCGCTTCTGGCAGCTTCTGGCCCTATTGGGGCTAGCAAGCAGATTAAGATGAACGTTATTCGCGCGAAGGACTACGCTGCTACTTGGCTTGATGCTGAGATGATTAAGGCTACTGGCGACGACAAGGGTGGCTTTGTTCGTGGTCGGCAGTACGAGATTGATAACATGCTCAAGGCTCTGGGCAATAGTATCGGGCATGCCGGCTACCGTTCGGGCTCTGGTTCGCTGGGTACTATCATCGCTGGTGAGACCCTGACTGATGCTAACTTCACCTTTACCAATAGAAGCGATGCTAAGCATGTTCGCGTTGGTACTCAGCTCCAGTTTGCTGCTGCTGAGACTACTGGCTCCTTAAGAGATAACGGCGACTTCGTTACGGTTACGGCTGTTGACGAGGCTACTGGTACTGTTACCTGCGATGTGGCTGACCTTACCCTGGCTATTACTGGTATTGCCGCGGGCGACCATGTGTACTACCTCGGCGATAGAAATGCCAAGATTAAGGGTCTGGCCGCCTGGATTCCGTTAACTGCTCCTGTAGCGGGTTCGGATTCGTTCTTTGGTGCTGATAGAGGTGTGCAGCCTAATCGCCTTGCTGGTGTTAGACTGAACCAGCCGAACTATCCTATCGAGGACCTGATTCTCGAGGTTGGTGAGACTATCAATGAGCAGGGTGGTGATCCCTCTGATGCATACATCTCGCATCGTCGGTGGGTTTCTCTGGCTAAGCGTCTGAACGCTAAGGTTGAGTACGCCAATGCTGGTGGTGAGATGGGGTCGTTTGCTGGTTCTTTCCCGGTCTATCTTTCTTCGGGTGTAATCCGAGTTTACCCGGATTCGGATTGCCCGGATAACCTTGGTTACGTTCTGACCATGGATTCGTGGTGTCTGCATCACCTTGGGGATCTTCCTGAGATTGTTAGAGATGACGGTGTGTCGGCCCTCCGCAGAAATGCTGAGGATAGCATCGAAATCCGGGCGAGATACTACGCCCAGCTGGTTTGCTATGCTCCGGGACATAACGGTGTATTTGCCTTACCGAGCGGCTAGTAATTAGCTTATTAGAAAGGGATAAGAAATGCAGGCATATACTGCTAGAGATAGAAGCGAGGGACAGGTTGTTCTTCGCGGCTCCTTCCTGGTTAATGGGACTTCCGACCCGGATGGAGTCAAGGGCTCGGGATTCACTGTTGTAAGAAGCGACGTAGGAACCTTCCTGCTGACGATTACTAATAGCCCGGCAGTTTACTGTCAGGTTGATTACCAGTCGGCCAGTTATGTTCCCGCGGCGTTTGCTGACGGTGATGCATGTCCACAGGCTACCATTGTTACCACGGACATTGAGGACGGTACGTTTACCATTCTTAGTGGTCAGGTTGACTCTGGTGGTTTATTTCAGACCACTGAAGTAGATGACTCGCGGGTTGACTTCATTATTGCTGTACGGCAGTATGCCAGCCCTGCTTCGTAAAGAAAGGATTGATAATGAAGGAAGGTTATGATACTGCTAATCTCAGCCCTAATCAGGTAACTCTGAAGGGTTCTTTCGACACCAATAACACTTCGGCTCCTGATGGAGTCCGTGGTCGCTTTGATGTCTCCCGTACTGGTGCTGGTGTCTTCCGTATTAAGAAGGCACTGGATTCGCGGAATGCTCCTGCTGCTGCCTATACGCAGCTTGAGAGTTATTCGGTGGATATCCACGGTACTGCGGCGAGTAACTACTCGGTAAAGGTTACTGGCGAGGACGGCAACGATGCCCAGCCCTATATCGATGTGACTGTTTATCTGCGTACGTATGCTGCAGGGGCTATTGATACGTATGTGGCCACGGATACTACTGACTTGAAGATTTGCTTCGAGATGGTTCTTCTCCAGGCCTAAGCTACTTTGTTCTGACCCTCTGAGGGTTGTCGCGGTTTGAGT